AGCGGAGAAAGATTCTTGTCCATGTTCTCGTAGTATCTCTCGTTGCCCTGCAAGGCGGTCTTGCCGATGACAATCTGCGACTTGGGCGTGCGTGCGAGGCGTTCCATCAACTGACGTACCGCATAGTTGATTACCATTTGCGGGTAGCGCAACTTGTGCGTGATGCCCACGAAAGTGCTATGCTTGTCAATCCACGTCTTTGTGCCGCAAATCGGTACAACTGGGATGTGGCGCAGGTTGAGTTTGTTCTGCTGAACGATGCTCCCGTCAACGAACTTTGAGAAAAGCACCTGCCGCATTTCATTCTGTTCCTTGTCATAGGAAAGAAGCAGTTCGTAGAAGTTGATTACGATGCACATGTCATCCTTCGGGCGGTAGTTGTCACCGAGGTCGGGAACGATGTTCTCACGTGAATCCTCGTCATAGCGCATCCCGTATTTCGCCTTCGCCTTCTGCTTGCTCACGTACTCAACGATTACGCAGCGTTCGGCATCGCTTCCGTTGATTTCGGTAGAGTTCGGGTCAAACATCACCATCGTTGGGTCGTTGACCGCAAAAACGCCAACCTTGTTGCTCTCGGTATTCGTGGCGTACATGAAGCCACGTCCGCAGTCAATTCCGCAGTCAAGTCCAGTCTCAATGGCGTTCTTCGTCTGCCATTCGTTCTGCAAGTTCCTCACCCATTCGTTAATCTTGTCAACGGGCGTGGATTCGGGCGTTGCGGTCTCGTAGCTCAAGTCAAAAGGACGTGAGAGGAACGGGTTCCGTATGGCGTTCTTGAAGTTGTCTATGATGTTGAACACCGCCTCGGGCCTTCCGCTGTTGGCATCGTTCTCGTATTCGTTCCACTGGTCTCCCGCAGCGAAAGCCCTGTCCCTCCGCATGCGTTCAACGTCCTTCTTGCACACAGAATCGTAGTCACGGATGAATTTCTTCAAGCGTGCGAGCGTGCCTTCATCGTATTCAAATTCTTTCTCGTTCATTGTGCTTTTCTCCATGCGTAAGATTGGTTAATCATTTCCATAGCACCCTCAAAATCGTAGCTCGGGTCAAGGAACCCGAGGTCAACCTTGAACGGGTCATCCATGTTCCCGTGTGCGAAAGTGAGTGCGATTGCATCAATGTCATCGGGAGAATACCCGAGAATTTCCTTCATCTGCTCCTTCGGATACAGACGCCTCTTGCCGCCCCCGTCAATGAAGTAGCGGACACATGACAACTGCATTTCAATCTTCTCGTCATTCGGGATTGAAAGCCCACGCCTTGAGGCCTCGCTGAAATTGAAGTACATCATCGTGCGGAGGTTCGCAAAGTAATCGGAATTTACGTTCGTCATTGAGTTGAAGTGCAGTTCGTTCACGATGTACTGCGCCTTGCGCATCAAGTCCACAACGCCCGATGCGAAACCGCCCGTCCCGTCAAAGTTGAACACGCAGCGGTTCTTCTTCAAGTTGTGCGACATCAAGTTCTGCCGAAGCATTTCGTAGACAACGAACGAATCGCATTTCGTTATTGAGAACAACTTTTCCACGCACCTTCCCCTGCGGAGGTATGCGGTGGTGCTATCGTCACCATATCGGGCCATGTCAACCCCTACCACGGGGATGTCATGTTCGCTCCACGGGGAAGTCCTGTTCATCATCGTGGCGATGACCTGCGAGGAGAACAACTGGTCGGGAGTGTCCGAATCAAGGATTTCTCCCTCAAGTTCCTGCCTAGCGAAAGTACCCGAGTACGTGGCCTCAAGTGAGCGGAAGAACTTTTCCGAAAGCGTGGTGTTGTCACGGGAGCGTGCGTAGATGATTTCAATGTCCTCGGGGGGTGTCTCACGGATAATCTTTGAGAAGAAGTTCTTGCCGCCCTTCGGGGTGGACATCATGTAGATTCTCGGGTCACCGATTCCCTCGCCACGCAGCGTAGCCATCGCAACGTCAAGGAACTCCTTGCTTGCGAGTGCGGCCTCGTCCATTACGAGGGCCTTGATGTTCGTGAGGCCACGAACGTTGTCAATGTTGCTCTTTTCTGCGGAGTAGAAGTATGCGGTATGCCCGTTGAGACGGATTTCCATCTTGGTCTTGTTGCACTCGGGCGTGATGCCGAGTTCCGCAATCTTCTCAACCACGCCCTTGAAAAGCACACGTTCAAGGGTCTTGTACGATTGTGCAGTGCACAGGACATCGTAGCCACGTAGCAGCCACTGGACAACGAGCCACGATGCGCAGAAGGTTTTCCCGCACGAACGCCCACCGCAGAGGATGGTGAACGTCTTTTCGCTCTGCAAGAACCTCCGCTGATGCGGGAGGAGTTCAATGTTGAGCGTATTTTCCTTCTGCCTGCTCAAATGAGCCCTCCTTCAACCAACTTGTCAACGCCCTGCCACCCGACCTTCTCCGCAGGTGTCTTTTTGGGGGCCTTCTCCCCGAAAACAATCTGCGTGGGTGCGTTGTTTGTGATGTTCATGGCCTTCTCGCCCCAAGTGTCACGCTTGAGCACCTGCAAGACCTTCGCAGCGGCAGATTTTTCGTTGCCGGACGAAATCCAGTCAGATGCGAGTGACATCTCGTAGTCCTTCTTCGCCAGTTCGTACTCGTCATAGAGGAAATTCAGTACACTTTTGTGCAGTTTGGTCTGCGGGTCATCAAGGTAGTCAAGGAACTCAACGTCCCTTCGGAATCCCAACTTGTAGAGGAGGTACTTGAGGAAAGACCTGTCCATCTGTTCACTGCTGAAACATGCGAGACGGATGGTCTCGTTCGTTCGGAAGGCGTTCGTGGCCTTCGTGACGAAATCAAGCAGCGTTGGGTCGGACTGGACGAGCAGTTCAAGTTCGTCCTTCGGGATTTCAATGTCCTCGGACTTAAACATTCAAGCCCCTCCTAAAGATTTTCACGTCCAAAGTCCCGTTTTCCCCGTTCATGGGCCTAAACACCCCCGCATTTGCACGCAAAGGGGCCTGCAAGCCCGTTTCTGCGCTCGGGGGTATTCGGGTAGCCACCTCGGGAAAAATCGTCTCCGAGGTGCGTTTCCGTGCGTTTACGGGCATACCGCCCTTTTTCCTTCCCCTAGGCATCACAACCCCATCATCGCCATGCGCTTCCTGTCCATGACGTTCTCGTAGTAGTCCGCACGCCTTATTGCCGCCTCGGTCTGCTCCTTCGTGTACGGGATTGCGGGTTTGCCGAAGTAGGTCGGGGTGTTGTTCTGCGGACGGGGCAACTGGTTCATGAGCATCCCGTTTGCTACACTCTCGGGTACAATCTGGCAGCGGCAGTTCGGATGGCTGAACTCAAAGATGCTCACCCCCGCAGGGACTTCCATACCGCTCATTTCCGCACACCTCGGGCAGCAGGCGATGTTCCCCACGAAGATGTACCTCGTCTGGGTCGGGTCTTGGATGTTCTCGGCAATTCCGTCCTCGTTCGGTTCGCCCTGCGCTCCCGCAAGGCCCAAGTCAACGGCAGTCCTAGTGGAAGGGCCGACCTCCGCTCCCGCCTGGTCTGCGGCAAGCCCCCATGCCGAGCCACGCCCCACCATCCCAGAGGAACGCCCTAGCATCACCCTCGGGTCAAATCCCCCGTTGCCCGTCTTGAGCAGCCGCAGTATTCTCGGACTGGTTATCGCCATGGTACTTGCTCCTTATGCGTGCGATGGCACGCTGCTTCAAAAGGTTGTAGTATTCGTGGGCCTGCATGAACGTCTGCCCATCGGTCACGTCATCCGATATTTTACGCCCGTCAAAGTAGTTCTCCTTCGTGAACGCACCTAGGCAGATGTACAACTCGGGGTTTGCGAGGTTCCCGTTCTTCTCCGCATTGCGGATTCTCCGAAGCAGTTTCTGCTTGTTCTTCGTGAGCGTCCCCTTCATCCTGCGGATGATGCAGAGGTAGAGGAACGAGAAGGCGGGTTTCTTGCCCTTCCCCGCACGCTGCGGGTTCCAGTATCGGATTGCGTCTATCGCAGCCCTTATGCCGTTGTCACGCAGTTCCTCCGCAATCTTGCCCCGATAGGAGCAGAAGTTGTAGCCCTTGTCGGTGTTGTTCTGCAAGATTAGGCTCACCGCACGGAGGATGTAAACGCCCAACTTGTCGGACTTTATGCCCGTGTTCTTCGCAATCGTCATGAGGGCCTGCAATTCCCTGTCATCCTCGGCAATCTTGATGTCGGGATTTATCCCCGCATAGAGGATTCTGCCGAGTTCCCTGCACGAAAGCGAATCTTGGTATGCCACCTCCCCGTACTGGTTGGCACGAACCAACCCGAAGGGTGAGCCATCGTCATCCGTGCCTAGGAGGTTGTCACCGAAATACTGCGAGCATTTAGCCGAAATGGTTGAACGTGGTGTCTGCATACCCGAAATATACGAAAAATCTATCAACATCGTATCAACAATCTATCAACAATCGGAAAACCTCGGAAAAATTTTCTTTTGTAAGAGTTTTCTTTTAACTTATTGACTGCCTGTATGGTAGGTATGGTATGTATGTAAACGATAACTTATCGTTACGTTTTTCCCAAAACTTACAATTCTCTTATTTCTGCCCTTTTTCGCAAAAATTCGCCAACTTTTGTCACGATAACTAATCGTTACGTAACGACACGCCCTTTTGCCAAGGATTTGCCAAAGGTTTTCCCAAGATTTGCCAAATCCCCGATTTATGCCCGTAACGAATGTCACGATAACGTTTTTCCAAGCAATTTATCAACAATATCCACTGCCTTATCAACGAATTATCAACGCTATATCAACAACTTATCAACACTCTTTACTAAATTTTGACTAAGGGGGAGGGAATGAAAATTATGGTTCCCCCCTCCGTCAAGGTGTAAATATCTATGCGAACACCCCATCAACCCCTATCGGAGCAGACAACGATGACGGACGAGCAACTGAACCTGTACATAGACCTGCGCAGGAAATACGCACGTACATGTGCGGACATAGAGAACATCAAGACGGAGCGTTCCACGCTTGACGATGT